TTTCTACCGATGTAAAAGATTTCTACAGTGTAGAATTTCGACAGATTAAATACCCACCTGCATAATTTCTTAAAAATTAAATTAAATTCTTAAGAATAATTTACAAAAGCGTAAGCAGTTACACTTGACGTTGATTTAAGTCTAAGATATAAAGGACAAGCATTGATACTAAACCCCCAATTACCAGATGCAGACTGAACATATGAATATTGTGAATCATAAAAATTAGTTCCATCATTACTAAATTGAACGACTAAATTAGTAGCACCATCAACAGACCCGAATATAGTAAGATTAGATTGATTAACATTTGATAAATTAAGAATCAAAGAAAGTCCATTAACGCCCGTTAAATTATTACTCCATAACGTTGATGTACCTTTGTTTGATTTTTCTAATTGTGTTTGTATTGTATCTAATTTTGTATGTGTGTCACCATCTGATACATCTAAACTAGCATTAGTAATATTAGCATCTACACTAGTAACTGGATTAGTTACATTAACATCTAAACTAGTATTAGTTATATTAGCATCAACACTAGTAACTGGATTAGTAACATTAACATCTAAACTAGCATTAGTAATATTAGCATCTACACTAGTAACTGGATTAGTTACATTAACATCTAAACTAGCATTAGTAATATTAGCATCTACACTAGTAACTGGATTAGTTACATTAACATCTAAACTAGTATTAGTTATATTAGCATCAACAGAACCAGTTAAGGCAAGATTACCACCAACAAAGATACTACCATCAAGATTTAAAGGATTCACAATTGTAACATTAGATGATGGGATATTGCCCCCAACTTGATATGTGACAGTTGATTTATAAATAGTTTGAACATTTAATACAGACATATCTCCATCATTAGCTTCAATTTTTAATTTAAAATATCTATCTTTAACAGAAATTGTAAAAAATTTAGTATCTACTTGAGCGCTTATAGTTTGTGAAGTTTGATAATCAACTGTTAATTTATCTTGTGAATAAATAAAAGTTAAGATATACCCAGTATCACATTTAATAGCTATATTAATTTCAGCAAAATCTAAGATATTATCATATTCTCTTCCTAAAAATATCCCATTTGATAAAAGAGGGACGATTGTTGAATTGTATAAAGATAAACTCATAATATATAATATATCATTATAATAAAATTTATATTATAATATTATATGGATAAAGTTATTAAAACTATATATACACAAGATTTAACAGGTCAAGAAGTAGAAATTACAACAAATGGGAATGCACCAGTTCATTTATATAAAGATCTTCGTAATTTTACACATATCAGAGAAGTTATTGGTCCACATAATGCCTGCCTTGTGCTTTTTCCAGTTAAGTCTAGTGCAGATGGTCACTGGATTGCTATTTTATATCATCCAGAAACAAATACAATAGAACATTTTGACCCGTATGGATTCTCTTGGAATACAGAATTACAATATTCAGAAGATACAAAATGGACGCAATATAATCTTCTGGGTAAATTTTATGAAGAAGCACAACAAAAAGGATATAATGTTATTTATAATCCTTACAGATTTCAAAAATTAAAAACAGGAATAAATACTTGTGGTAAGCATTCATCAATAAGAATAAGATTTAGATATTTAAATATAGAACAATATAAAAAACTTATGATGGGACAATCACAAGATCCTGATTATCTTGTCACAATATTAACTTTCATAACTCTAAGAGATAATCAAGCAGAAAAAGAAACAATAGAAAAGATAGTATCATAAATAAACTAATCTTCATTTTGAATAATACTGTCTTTCAAACAATCATCGCACGCATTCATTTCACCAACCAAAGGGTCTATAAATATTGATTCATTTTTTGATGAAATACCACAATTAACACACATTCTATATCCAATAAGATTTATAAGAGTATTATATTGTAAAATAATTCTTTCTTTATTAAACATATGATATTGATGTTTATTACAAAAATAAAATATTGTTTTTTTTTCATTTCTATGATGTATAATCATCTGATGTTCACCATTCGTAATTTCTCTACAATAAAAACATTTCATTTACTATATAATAAATTTAGAAAAAAAAATATTTTTATACTATTTTTTTAAAAACAACTAAAACGTTTTTTCTTAATAGATTTTTCATAATTTAACTTAATAAAGCCATATGAAGCATTAACAAATAATCTTAAAAAATCAGGTATAATTAAATCTATTTGTTCTTCTAATTCTTTTTTTTCTTTTTTCCTGCAATACATTTTTAAAAAACCATATGTATTTTTTGTATTAGATTGTATATCTTTATTACCATTATGGAAGTATCTATATAATTCAACTGTAGTATTTAATAGATTGTCTAAACCTAATTCTTTGTTTCTAAGCATCAAACCAAACTGCAATTCAATAATTGAATAAACTTCTTCAGAAAACATTTTTATATAATTTAAGTATAGAAAATATTTTTTATATTATTATATATATATAAATTATGCATTATTATAATAATGACGATACATCAAGTGTTTCCAAAGTAAAAGAACTCCTAGATGCAAAATATTCAACAGATTTTAAAAGAACAAAAGATTTTTCAATATTTGATTTAAAAGATGAGATTACAAAAACATTCGCCGAAGTAAAAAAAAGAAACAATACAAAAGATAAATATCCTACAACAATGGTAGGAGAAAACAAATTTATTAAAGCAAAAGAGTATTATGATAAAGGTTATAATATATTATTCTGTTTTGAATTTACAGATGGTTTATATTATTATGAATATTGTGATGAAAAATTGGAAGTTAAAATAGGTGGTCGTAGAGATAGAGATAGACCAGAATTTAAAAATTATGTTTATATTGATGTTAAGAAGTTAAAAAAGTTTTAACTGCTTTAGCTATTTCATCATCAGAATCATCACTAAATATTTCATTTTCTAATTCATTTATTTCCATTCTTAAAAGAGTCTGTTCATCTATTATTTTTTGTAATCTTTTTTTCATTTCGTCTAACCTATTTTCTTCACTTTCTGTTTCTGATAAAGATGCTACTTTATGACATCTACAACAAACTAATACATAAGCTTTATATTTACATTTACAATTTGAAGATATATCCATTATATAATAAAAAAAATAAAATAAATATTATATATTATATATGATATATTTTATAATAGGCGCATATACAACATATAAAACAATAAAAAATACTATTGAAATCATAAATAATATTACATACGCTGTAAATATAATAAGAGCATCTAAACTAGCAAGAAAATATTTATAATACTTTAACAGCGTTTTCTGTTACTATAGTTGTAGGATAACTTCTTTTAATTACTGCCCATCTGCTTGGAACATCTCTAAGATATTCTAATTGGTCTTTTGTAAACCCATAATATCTTTTACATAAATTAGATATAGCGGCAAAATTAGATTTTGGGAACAGGACTACTTGGTCAGATTCGTTTAAAATGATTTTGGTTCTATCATTAGCTAATATAACGTGATGTACAGCAATTGTTGTTATATTTGTAGGAGCTCTACCTATTTCATAACATTGGTCTCTAAACACTCTAACAGCATTATTTAATTTTTTGTCAGTAATAGATTCAATATCATCAAAACAGCATATAGAGTCACTAAATTCAGAAACATCTAAAGGGTCTTTTATGAGGCTGTCATCCAATTTAACATAACTAAGATTTTTTATTTTTTTAAATGCAGGATCATCAATTTTAGGAGAAAATATATAAATTTTATTATCTTTATAGTATTCCAAATATTTCCTAAAAAAATTACTAATCCAGGTTGATTTACCTACACCTGCTGGACCAAAAACACCAATACGGCTACTTTCTTGCATAGGAATTGGCTCTATCTTACCCAAAGCAGGAGGAATTTCTAGATATTTTTTTTCTAATTTTTTTAATTCTTCTTGCGCTATGTCATATTGTGCTTGTAGATTTAAATTATCTCTAATTATATTTTTATTATTGTTATCTATAGCACTTTTAAGAAGTAATAAATTTGCAGGAGGCATTCTTTTAAAAAACGATTTAGGTAATAGATTTGACTTATTTTTATGTTTAACTTCAGACTGCCCGAAATCCTTATCACTGATATAAATTATCTGTTTATCTGATTTCTTTTTACCTAAATTTACCTCAGCGATTCTTTGACCTGACTTTAACGATATCATAATATATTATATTATATTAAAATAATTATTGTATATTTATAATATAATGCCTTACGAGTTAAAAAAAGTCAAGAATGGATATTATATAGTATCTGTTAAAACTGGTAAAAAACATTCTAAACGTCCGTTATCCAAAGCAAAAGCAGAAGCACAATTGAGAATTCTATTACAAAAACAAGATGAAGAACAACAACAAAATCAAGGAAATACAATAGCCTATCCAGAAACAAAAAGAGGAACATTAAAAGTATACGATGTTGTAAGAAAAGAGACACAACGTAAAGAATTAGAAAAAATAGCAAAAAAACCAAAAAATCCGGATACAGAAGAAGAATATTTAAGAGTACAAAGACGACATCAATCAATAAATAGAATGCTTGACAATCCCGAATTTATGGAACAACTCAAAAAAGTAGACCCATTGAATTATCATAAATTATTAAATATGCCCGATGAAATGATAGAAGGCGGAGGATTATTTGACTTCCTTAAATCAGCAGGAAAAAAAGTATCTAATTTAGCATCAAATGTAGGTCAAAGAATATCAGGAACATTATTTGGTAGAAATGATTATCCTCCAGCAGAACGAAATTTAATATTAAAATATGGTAGTATGCCTATAAAATCTATATGTTTATATAGAGAACCTTTAGCAAAAGGAGTAAATACTCTTACAAATGCTTTATCGGCTGGTCAAATGGGACAATTAAAACAAAAATATGGATTTGATGAAATGTATCATCTATATATGGTTATAACTGTGCAGGAATCACAAGATAAATTTCCACCTATTCTTATTGAGAAAAATGAAGTTATAAATATACACGAATATCCAAATGTAAATCCAAATGCTGAAAAATTAGAATTATACTTATCACCAAAATTTAATTATACATTCAAACAATTTTTAGATAACGGTCAACGAGTTATGGGTTCACGATATTTTACTTATGATCCATTTAATAATAATTGTCAGGTATTTATATCATCATTAATATCAGCAAATCCACCTCTAGAACAAGATAATCCTAACGCAAATAAATTTATATTACAAGATGTTCAAGGATTAAAGACAGACTTAAATCCAGTATCAAGAACATTATTTAGGGGTACAACAGGATTAGCAAATAGAATGAATGTATTACTAAAAGGATATGGTTTAATTTAATAAAAATATTATAATATAATATCGATATATATTATATTATGGAATACGCAAAGATTTTACAAAAATCAGCTGGAAAATTTGATTATAGAGAATCACCATTAAATACTCAAATGAAAGTAAACGAGTTACGCAAAACTATTAATAAAGATGGTCGAGCGAATATAATTAAACAAGAACCATACGCAAATAAAATTTCAACATATTTATCAAAAGAGGAATTAAGTAGAAAAATGAATGAAGGTGCGACAAGATATAAAATGGGGGTTCAAGATGAATATGATAATTTGGTATTAGGTAAATTAAAAAATAGGAAAGATGATGAATTTATGAAAACGGCAAAAAAACAATCAGAATTTATGAAATTATTAGGTGACCCAGCACAAGTTGATTATTTAAAAAAAGTTGACCCATTTGGTCTTTTTATATTAAGAGAAAGACAAGAAAAGGATAAACTTGATTTTGTAAGAGAGAATGAAGAATTAAAACAATATAAAGAATTAACAAAATCTGCTCCTGAAAGAGCGGTTACAATGTATCAATTTACAACTAATCCTTTAATAAAATTATTTGGTTCTCATCCCGAAGACGATAAATTAGTAGATGCGATGACTGGCGAAGTTGGCAATGAAAATGTAGCTAGAAGAATTGTAGCACATTCTGGTATAGATGCAACAGCTGATGAAGCTGGATTATCTGATAAAGATACAGCAAGTTTACATAGTCAGGCAGATGACCAAATGCCAATAACTGACCCAAATTTAACTGTCGGAACTTTTCCATTAGGTTCACAAGCAACATTTTCAGGTAGTCCTATTGCAAGAGCACCAGTTGTACCAAAACAAACGGTGGAAACTTTATCATCTGCATTAGGACCTGCTGGACCAATAACATATGATGAAGCATTAAATATGACACTTCCTGAGTTAAAACGTTATGTAAAAGAAACATATAAATATGAAGTTAAAGAAAAAACTAAAGAAAATATATTGGAAGAATTACAAGACCAAGGATTGGTTAGACCAAAAGGAGGAATAGATATACAATCAGTACCATCTGTTTTACCCGGAACACAAAAAATGAGTCAATCAACTATTTCACCAAAAAAAGGATTAGATAAACAATCATTACCATCTTCTTTACCTGAAGATGAAGAATTAGATGAAGATATACCTAAAAAAAAGGAATCTAAAGAGAAAATAAAAAAAACAGTCATTGGGGCAACTTTACTGTCATTATTTCAATTTGCAAAAAAAGATTTAGAAAAATTGGAAGAAGATCATATAAAAGAAATTGAAAAAGCAGAACTAGAAAAACAAAAAAAGAAAGTTGAGTTATCATCTAAATTAGAAGGACATAGAAAACAAGTAGAAAAAAATGAAGAAACAATAAAAAAGTTGGAGCAAATAGCATCACAAAAATTAGAAGCATTTAAACAAATTACATCAAAATCTGGTTACGATGTGCCCAAATCCGTATTTGCACAGAAAGAATACGATGATGCTCGGGAAGCTCTTATAAGTGCAGAAAAAGTACATCAAACAGGAAAGACAATGTATAAAGAAAAGCAAGACCGTCATTTAAAAGATCTAGAAGAATTAGAACAAAAACATTTAACAAAAATGGAAGAATTACAAAAAAAACATCGTGAAAAAGTTTCAAAATATGCAAAAGGAAAAGGATTTAAACCTTTATCTTCGTTTCCAAAACATATTGTTGCTAGTGCTTTACACAAAAATTATTTACGATACAGACACTTAATACCAAATCAAAATGAATATAATAGAGAACAAGCTAGAAATTTATTGAATAAAGTGTTAAAAAAATAAATTATAAATTTTATAATATAATTTAATCTATTATTATATTATAATGTCAAGAAATTTTACAACTGATGTAGATACCCAAAGAGAATATTTTAATGCTCAATATTTCAATAATTCAGGTCAGAATCAAATCGCAAGATATGACACTACACTTCTTAAACCATTTTTTAAAGATCCTGACCAGTGGAAATTAGCTATTAATCGTATGAGAGTTCCTCTATCAGGTATTCCATTAACAAAAAATAATATACCCTTTCAACAATGGCAAGTAGGAATAAAATATCAACGTTCTTATACAGATACACTTGAAATAAATGATGAAGCATATGTACCTCAATTTAATCCTTCAACATCTGTATTACCTGCAAGTATTTTAGCAAATACACAAAAAATATATACATATACAAATAATTTTACAGATTTAATTGAAACTCAAAATGTGTCACCATCTAATATTTATAATGGTGGTAGTTTGTCTCAGGATACTTATTATTCTCAACAATTTATGTGTTATTTAATTGGTTCTGTTCCTAATCCTACATATTTACAAGTAATAGGATTAGCAGTATATAACAATGCTGGTGGGGTTATTCAAGTGTTATCTGGTAGTGCTGTATTTGGTACTTATACACCAGAAGCTATAAGTTTTGACCAAACAACTGGTGATATTTATGTAGGTATGTATGGTGGTTTAAATGATTATAAAGTTCGAAAATTGGTTAATAACAATAATCTTTGGTCACTTTCTGCATTATATGATTTGTCTACATTTATGTCACAAACTTCACAATTTACAAGTTTACTTGCTAATAACGGATATATATACGTAGGTCATCAAACTATAGGACAAGTAAACGCAACACTTACTATATTGAATATGACTGGTGGTGCTGTAGTACAAACATATCCTTTACCAGTTCCACTTGTTATAAAAGCATCACCTCAATATATTTTTAATATTTCTGCCTATGGTGGCTCTCAGGCAGACAACATAACCGTAAATACATTTAATGGAACATCTTTTATACCAGTTAATACTATTAATTTGACTGAAACACTTAATGTAGCCCTACCCTTTTTTGGTTTTGATGCAACTAACAATTTATATTTACAAACATCAAATAACCAATTTTTTAATTTGAGTCCAACTGGTACAATTGTACAACAACCAACAACACCACCTAAGCAACCTGTAAATATGATGTTCCCAACAACTCCAATATCAGTAACAGGTGACGCAGGTCCTTATGATATTTTTACATATCAAGATTTTTTAAATCAAATAAATGCAGCTTTTCTAAAAGTTTTTAACGATTTAAAATTATCACTCGGTGCAACATTTTTACCTACTGAACCACCATCATTAATTTATAATGCACAATCAAAATTATTTAGTTTGAGTGTAGAAGGTCAATATCTAACAACAAATCAAGATGGTTCTAATCAATATTTAGTATTTATGAATCAAACTTTATGGAATCAATTTTATTTTCCATCAACAAACATAGTTGTAGGTTCAAATAATTATAAATCTATAATAATGCAAAATAATGGCATAAATGCTGTTGTCGGAACTGGTACAGCAACTTTACCTCAATTCATTTTTGTTCAACAAGAAGACGTTACGATTTATGCATTTTATGATTTAACAAGAATTATAGTAGGAACAACAAGAATACCAGTATCAGGAGATGGTGAAGGCAGAACTTTTTCCAACACAGGTTCAGTTTCAAACGCTTCTGTAAATATGATCACAGATATTGTACCAGATACAACATCTTTGACTCCTGGTTCTGTTATTATTTATATTCCAGCAGGTATCCTTAGATGGTATAATTTGTATGCTCAGCAACCTTTTGAAAAAATAGATTTAACTTTACAATATGAAACTAAAGATGGTTCTATTTATCCTATAATAATTCCATCTGGAGAATTTTTTAGTGTTAAACTGGAATTTAAAAAAGGACCCGGAGATTTTTAATATAGTTATTAAAATTTTAAAATCAACTTTTTATTTTGATTTTAAAAATAATATAGATATATAATATATTATGGAATTAGAAAAAGTTCTCGTTATTGACCCAGTAACAAACGTTGAAGAAACTTACAAAACTAAAGAAGTTGTCTATAAAAGCAATGTAAATACATCTTTATACAGATATACTGCTGATTCTCAAAGTGATACTAATGTTATTTTTAATAATATCACACCACCTTCTCTTAATACTATTATTAATAGATGTCTTAAACTTAAATATACTCTCTATGTTAGAGTTACCGGTGTACCTGCTACTCCTGCACTGTCAAAACTTTATCCAAATGGTGTTCAATCAACAGGTGCACAAATTGCACCTCCAAATGAATCAGATTTTGGATACTCTCTGATTTTAGCCGATAGTCCTCTTCAAGCTTCATCAACTGCAATCGAACTTCGTATAAATGGTAGCTCTACATCTATTTCTCCAAATGATTATATACAATTATACTCTCATATTGCATCAAATGATGATTTATCTATATTTTCAACATCATATCCTCATCAAAAAGATAATCGTGTTGCATATACTAATGGTTCAGCTGCTATAAATAATGGTGATTTTAGAAGCCCTTTTGTATCTTTTGATTCGAATACAACTATTCAATCTAGAGCTTCTACGACTTGGAAATTAGTAAATGCGGCATTAACAACTAGTACTGCTGTATATTCGGTAGATGTAATGGAAGACCTATATTTATCTCCAATGGTTTGGGGTGAACTTTGTAATAAATGTTCTGGTCTTTCAAATATTAATAACTTAACACTTAATATACGTATTGCTGACCTAAATAGAGCTGTCAGATGTGTCACAGCAGATTTAAATGGTTTACTGTATGACCCTTCAACAACAAAAATTGAAACTTCATTTACTCAATTTGGAGGCGTAGGTACTACTGGTAAAAATGCTGAATTAGAATTACAATATATTACACCTGACCCAGTTCTTGCTGCTAAAATGCCATCAGTGCTTGCATATGATTATGATTATATTCAAAGTTTTATTTCAAATACTACACAAACAACATTTGATAATATTGTTTTACAATCTGTACGTCTTCCATCAATACCAAAACGAATTTATGTATATGCAAAACCATCTAAATCATTTATTCAACAAGCACCATATATAAATACTGTCGCAGATATGTTTTTATCAATCGTAAATTTAAAAATTACATTTAATAACAGAATAAATCTTTTGGCTAATGATATTCCACAAACTTTATATAATAAATCTGCTGCAAATGGTCTTAGAGATTCATTTTTTGAATGGCAATATGGTTGTGGTTCTATTATGATTATCGATGTAGCAAAAGATTTAGGACTCGATGCAGACGAATGTGTAGGACAAGCAAATAAGTATAGCACACTTCAAATTACTGCAACCTTTTCAGCCCAAAATGTATTATACCAAGGTGCTACTCCTGCACAAAGTCAATTGCTTGTCCCACAAAATTACGATTATTATATTCTTGTTGAATCAACTGGTAAAGCATTTGTTACCCCATCTGATTGTCAATTCGTTCTTACTGGTCCTTCATCTGCTGAAGTTCTTGCTCTTACATCTAATATGGATAAAGTAGTAGACCAATCAGATCTCGATGGCAAACAAGTAGGTGGTGGTGCTTTTGGTCTTGGCAAACTCTTCAAATCAGGTCTTAATTTAATTAAAAATGTAGACCCTGAAAAAGTTGTTGATGGTCTTAAAGGAGTTCAACAAACTTTAGGTGCTATGGGACTTGGTGTAGCTGGTGGAGCAATGAAACATAGACGAGTTCGTTAAATTATTTATTTAATAATAATAAAATATAATTATTATTAAATTTCTATTATCTATTAACATATACATATACTTTTTAGTAATGACAAATTATTTAAAATGACAAAATTAAAATTAAATATATAAAATTATATTATATTATAAGATATGAAATACACTGATTTTGTTAAAGCAAATTATGACAAAGTTGCACATCTTCCTGTAAAAGAAAGAATGGTCCAATTAGGTCAAATGTGGAGAAAAAGTGGACACGCCGATAAAAAAGTACATTTAAAGGGAAAAAGATTAGTAGTTGGTGAAGAAGGAGGTATGTTTATTAAACGTAAAGGAGGTAAAGGAGGTAAAGGAGGTAAAGGAAAAAGAGTAAGAGGTAAAGGAATCATAAGTGATGTACTTGGTTCTGTGGGTCTTGGTGTTGAACCTAAAGGAGGTAATGTAGTCGGAGGTGATGCCAAAGGTTCTGGTATATTTAGTGATTTACTTGGTTCTGTGGGTATGGGTATGAAAAAAAGAGGTAGAAAACCTAAAGGAGGTAATGTAGTCGGAGGTGCTACAGTAGGAGGT